GCAGATTACGTACCTGCGGTACGACGCAGATTTTTCAAACAAAACCTATCTTATCTGTGCCGTACCGTAGGTACGCAATCAGCGTTATACCGAAGGTATGAAATCTGCGGACAATTTTCTTAAGTTGATGATGTTGTATCTGCTACCTTTTGCGCTACCTGAATAAAGCGTCCTGTTCTGCCGTTAAAACCATAAAAAACCCCCAAATCAGATTTTTTCGCATTTTTCCGGCAAAAAACGCTTGACAATTCACCTTGAATTGCCGTATATTTTATATAGTGCCACTGCCCAAGGCGGCCTTGTAGCATTGGGTGTCTACGGGGGGATTGCTCACGCAGTTCCCCCGGTATTTATTTCTTCAAATCCTTAATCCTAAAAAAGTATGTTTTTTGCCCATGCCCTTCACCAACAGTAAAGACGACATTTCCCTTAAAACCGCCTGTATAATCACTGTTATTAATTATCCCAGAAAGTGTTTTTATAACACCGGCTCTGGTATGGCGTGGATTATCAACTCGGATATATACGTTATTCCCTTGCTCTCTTGATTCAATAAATCTTCTTCCAACTTTTTTAATTTTCCCTGTTACTGTTTTAAATTCATAAAGTGAACCGTTAACAATTGCATCTGGGCCAGGAAGAAATCCCTTGCCATCAAGCCGCCTAATTCTGGGAATAAGAGTAACAGACGCACCCTTGCTTTTTAATACCATTGCGGATGTTATCTCTTTTAGAAATTCTAATCCCTCTTGCATATTTACAGGTAACTTTGAGGTTGCCACCATGATGCCACTTGCGCCTTTTGGTACTTCTACAAATTCATTTTTTATAGCATCAGCATTTTGCCATGTTTCATTGGAAAATTTATTATTTGCTACTGCGGTATTAGCAGCCTCATTTTTTGCTTGCCTTTCAGCAGCTTCTGCCTGTTGTTTTTCTTGAACGCTCATATTATTTGATTCTGCCTTTAGTGGCTCCATTACTCTTGAGCCTTCTGGTATATTATGCTGATTTTCAGTAAGAAGGTCAATTTGTGCATCCGCTTCGCCGACAAGTTCATCCCAATACGCAGTCGCTGTACAACGGCATTGGTAGTCCTGTCCGGGATGTAAGTCTACGGCATCGGAACCTCTATCTTTCCATGTCTTACCGCCATCCTCTGAATAAACAGAAGAATCATCCCAACGGCAAAGTCTGCCGTCCATTACATAATGCGAAGGATGAGCGTCTGGATATTTTCCGCTTGGATTTCCGCGTACACCTTCATCGCCAGCGGTTTCCCAAATATACATTGAAAGCCCAATGCTCTCCATGCGCCGTTGCGTAATTTCGCCATTGAGTTTTCCTATCTGGTCACGAGCAATAAATTTAGCGCGTGATTTGGTTAACTGTTTATCAATGCTTTGTATTGTTGCAGACAATTCTCTTGCCGTGCGTCCAGTCGTAACGGCTCGTTCAACTGCTGCATTTATATCGCGCAAATACTTCCGCATATCACCGCTGACAATTTGATAATTTGTCTGCGCCCAATTCTCACGAGCGTCTGGCCACCATGACTCACCGACAGGGAACTCAACACCGAGTGCAGATTTTGCGCCTTTTTCGTATTGCGTATCGTTAAAGTTAAATACGCTATCTGCCATATTGCTCAAGCCCATGAAAATAGGAGAGCCTGTTTTACTTGCGTCATCATCGGGAACATACTGCGCAAGCCAGCCCTCAAGGGAGTCAACCATAACTCTGAATGTTCTCCCCGGGACAGCGTCTAATCGTGTAACTGAAATATCGTCTATGCTATCGGCACGGAACCCTGCGGAGTCACCGTGTAGAATAGCCGCTTGATTTTGTTTCAAAAACGAATGCACATAAGTTTTCATTGGACGGAGCCAAGCACGGTATGATGCCGCAAACCTGTTTTCGGTCGCATGAGGATAGAGCCAACGCTGCGGTTTAATCGGTCTTTTTCTCGCAGCGCGGCTCATGTGTTTTCGCCGTGAATAAATCAAAGTAACAAGCGCGGAACGGATTGTATCGTCCATTATGACTTCCTTGGCACAGGTGGCGCAGGGGGAGGTTTTGGTCTACTCATTCCGTCAGGTCGAGGTTGTGGCTGCTTCCTCATTTTTTATCCTCCTGCTTTTTTTTCAGTTCTTCAAGTTCTGCCTGTTCTTCTTCCGTGAGTTCCTCTTTTTCCTCAAGCTCTGCAATCCTTTCTTCCGGGTCTGCTTCTTCTTTTTCTGTAGCAGGTTCAGCGTTATTTTCGCCCTCTGGCTGATCGCCGTTATTATCTTCCGGAGGTGTACTGCCGTCAGGCGCAGGTGGTATTGGTGGAACCGGAGGCAAGGTTTCGACAGGCGGCAGTTCTTCTTCTTCTGGAATTGGAATATCGTCTAACGTATCGCCAAACTTTAAGTGCCGTACCTCATAGGGTTCAAGAACTCCCATGTCGATATAGGCTTTGTAAGTTGTCGCTTCCACCTGATCCTTATCAGCGGTTATTTTTTCCAGTTCCGCTTGCTGCTTCTCGTTCATGGTTTCAAGCGGAAGAAACTTTATGTAAGGTTCAGGGATTTTTTTCCACTCGCTGATTATTCGTACTATTCGCAGTATCATCGGGTACGCTTCCGCAGCCTGTACAGACCGAACACTGTCATAATAATTCCGCATATCGCTTTCGCCGGTTGCGTTCATGCCTCCAGGTGAAACGCCGAATAATCTTGTTATCGGATATCCGGTATCTGCAGAAAGCAGCATAAAAATGATATACAGGATTTCAGGTATACCCTGGAAACTGATTGAGTCACGAGTAAAGTCCTCCTCGGTATCGAAGTATTGCGAGCGGAAAGTTGACCGTGTTAAATCCATAACTTCGACACGGCGCATGAGCATTTCCTTTCCTTCGGGTGAGGAAAGCAACATCGCTAAATCCTTGAACTTGAATTTGCCGATACTCATTTCGTTCAGCAATTGGTCAATACTGCCAAGCGATGAGCCAAGCGTTTGCAGACGCGCTTCCGCACGTTGCAGGACGGAGACACCCCAGAACCGTTGTGAAACCGGCAGTGCGTTTTCGGATCGTCTTGGTAATATATCTCCGTGCATTTCAATAATGCGCGTAAAATGAACGAACTGTGTGGCTTCCTTGCCTTCGCCGAACTCAAACTTTACCGGATACAAAACAGGCAAGCCGAAGCGCGGCTGTGTCGGATCGTTCTGCCACTCGATATTTGCGAAGTCAATTTCTGTACGGTCAAGAACTTTGAGCTTCTCAAACTGCTTTATTTTTCTTGGCTCCAGTGGCTCCGACATTTCCCTGCCGTCAATAACCGAGATAAGAATAGCGGAACCGCCTTTGAGCCGGTTCCAGTAAGTGGCGGTTTTCAGTTTTGATGTTGCTTCTATTTCTTCAAAAATAGAAGCGTACTCATCCGCGTATTCCTCTGACTTTAATTTGTCAATTTCTGGGAACTCGTACTCCCAACCTTCACGATACATATCGTCAGGCAGCAGTTTTACAATACGCGCTGCAAGTCCGTCCTCGGCATAAAGCGAGTCCAGTTCCTTGTCAGAGAGCAGACCGTCAAATACGTGTTGCGTGTGCTTTTTCTTTGCGGTTCTTGAAGAATTAAGTCCGGTAATTAGATTGCTCCAACCGTCCTTCACTAATCGGCTATAATGCGCCAATATGCCAGAATTCGTATCGCCCATATTTCCCTCCACGGAATATATTTAGCTTTACTGAACCCGGCAGTTCAGAAAATATGTTAATTGCGTTTTTTATGCAGTCTTATACCTGCTTTCTATTTCAGGACTGTTTATTTCAATAATTTCTCTTAACCGATGATTATACCATCGTTCTTTTTTATCCTCGGTGTAACCTATGAATAAAACAGAACCCTCATTTTTATAAAAGATATTATCCAAATTAAATTTATAATTTGAAAGTCGTTTTAGTTCTTCCTCACTTTTAAGACGAACTGCTGACCAATCGGGTTTTAATTCATCTACATGGTATGTTTTTGAAAGCATCTCCATGCAACTATTTAAGTGATTGATAATATCATCCGTGCTGTTTTTAACCGTCCACAACATAGTGTCCATTATACTGCTCCTCCTACATTTCAACAAGTATTTTAATCCTCATACAGCGCGTCCGTAACGCCCTGTGTATCCCATAAAGCATAACCGCATGATAAATTATCAACTTGGTCATCATGCCCACCAAGCGGAAAACTCTCTACTTCTTCAATCCAATCCTTGAGCCACGGCGCATTCATTGGCACATGAACATTACCGGCTTGAAAAATAGCTTCCAGCGGTGTAGCGCGAACAACCTTATCCTTATTTTCTGGCACTGAATAAACCACGCGCTTTGACTTTAAGATTTTTCTCAATGTTGCGATACAGTCCTTTGCATCGATAGAACTGCCGACACCTATTTTTGTGTAGGGGCCGTCCTGTTTTGCTGCCATTCTGATTTTAGCATCGCGCTCCGGAGCGTTTTCTCTCATGCGGATAACGTCCTTGATATAAAGGTGAATCATGTTCTCCTGAATATGAAAGGCAAGTAATGTGCCGGAAGTAAAGTCTGGGTTTTGTTTCGCTCTTTGTTTTGCGGTATGCGCTAAATCCCATATACGGAACCAGCGCAGGTTTCTCGGATATTCCGACAGGTTTTGATGCCTGACAACGCAGTCAGTATTGAGCATATTACCGCCGCGCTTTTTCGGTTCTAATTGCATCAGTGATTGGAAACCGTAATCGCCAAGAATAGCCTTTCGCTGCGTGTACCACTTTCTATTGAACCGTTCCGGGAACAAAGTGCCGTCTGGATATCGGTCTGCCAATGCAGGAAACTTCAAAAAATTAAACTTGGGAAATTCAGCATCCGTTTTCTGGCTCTGTTTTATACGACCGATAATATCGTCAACGTGCCACGGCGTTGCCAATACGATTGTTATAGAAACCTCCGCGCCGCGTGTCATAAAGTCGTTTGTAAAGGCTTCCCACATTTTCTCGCGCATAGTCGGCGATTCAGCATCGGCGCGGTTTCGGCAATAGTCGTCTAATAAGCCGAGATGATATCCCTGTCCTGAAAGGCTTCCCATTAAACCGCTGGAAAAGCACTCGCCCTCATGGTCTTTAATTTTCCAGTGCGCTCCGCTCGATGAGCCGGGGTCAATTTCAATACTTGGGAATAATTCTCTATATGCAGGTGTCTTTATTAAGTTACGCGATATTTTAGAGAAGCCCTCGGTTAATTCAGTAGTATGTCCGCAGAGAATAACATTGCAGTCTGGAAATAAGCCCAAGAAGTGCGCTGGTAATTTACGGCTTATTATTTCGCTCTTACCGTGCCGGAAAGGAACCGTGATAACCCAATAAGTGCTTTTTCCTTCCCTGAACTTTTGTATTGCGTAATCAATACAGGCGCATATCTGCCGTGTGTGATATCCGATGACAAAGGGTCTGCTCTGGTTCGTCCACGTGTAGGACATAAAATCGAGGTGGTGATCAACTGCCTTTAATCGGCGCAGATAGATCATTTTCCATAATTCGTCATCGGTGATATCAGCAACACCAGCAGGTTGTCTCGCCATTCAGTTCTACTTTTTCCCTGAATACGTTATTTTGAACTTGTCGATTATAAGCTCTCCGTTTTGAGAACAATCGTATAAAAGCTTTATCATTAACAAGCTTGTAATAATTATTCCGAGTATAAAACCAATAATGAAACTTGCTAAACTCATGCCTTTTTTCTCCCTTGGCTTTTTGCCGTTTTTGCAGTCCGTGGTTTGGACGGCTTTTTTTCGCCTTCTTCAAATTCAGAAGCGGACGGCAATGCGCCGAGTTCCAATTCTTTCTTGAGACGATCAGCCAGTGCCGCTCGTTCTTTCGGGTCTGCTGGTAATTCAGTGCCGCCGCTGCCTCCGAAGTTAATCTGCTGCGTAGGTTTGCCCATGATACGGTCGAGAATACTGTTAGCCGCTGTCAGGGTTCCAGTTTTCATATCGCGCAGGAACGCCGATATGCATAACGCAACAATTACCGGCAATTTCTTTTTGTTTTCTTCACTAACCATATTTTCTAATTCCTCAAGCGTGTTAGTCGCTATAATGGTTGTGAAAATTGCGATAAAGTCATCGCTAGAAACATTGTTCTCTTTAATCCAAGCCTTTAACTGCGAAGGCTTGCGTCCACGGTTCGCCGGTTGGTATTCGCTTGTGAACCGTGTCCTTACTCCTGCTGCTAATCCATCCGCTCTGGGCATCCTACTCCTCCGTTATTTTATTTCAGGAACCATCGGTTATTGCCAATAGTTCGGGTCTGTGTAATCTTGCACTGCCGTCATAAGGCGGCTCCCATGTCGCCTTTGATGCGTCCTGTGGTTCCCTTGGAGCGGAACCACGCTCAATATCTCTTACCGCAGCGGATAACATTTCTACACCGATGTCAAATAACCGCCGCCATAACTGGTGATGATTTTCTACAGGTGCAACATGGATAAAACGCTGTGATAAAATATCGCCTCCGTCAACAATGTCATTAAGCCAGTAAACCGTACCAGCGGTTATTGAGTCCTTCATAGCGACAGTCCAGCGCACGGCATCACGTCCTCGATGTCGCGGCAGAGCGGAAGGGTGATAACCAATCGCTCCGTATTTTGTACGCTGAATAGCCTTTTCAGAAATGAAGTGGTGGCTATGCGCGGCGATAATAAGTTCTGTGTCGGCAGATATGTCCGTGGAGAGTATTTTATCCGCATAAAGAACATCAAGCCTACGCTTCACACAGGCAACGTGTAATTTGTCATAACACTTTCCAGGGTGTGGAACCGCAACGCCGGTAATAATATGTCCGTCCGCGATAAGCCGTTTCAGAACGGCTGCACCAAAAGACTTTTGACCAAATAAGAATATCCTCATTTCTTTTGTACCTCCGCTCGCGCTCCAAGGTACTTGAAACCCTGAACAGCCCTGAAATGCCCACCATAACCGGCATTCATGCTGACCTTCGATTTTGTTGTGCGTGAAATGCTTCTCTGGCTTTTCGTTTTATTGCCGCCGAAAAGAACCGCAGAAACCTGCGTCCAGCACTTTGAACGCCGCAGCGCACCGCATAATTGCGGATGCGAAGTG